GGCACTAGCATTGTTACCGGTCACTTGCACTCGCTCAAGGTGACGCCATACACCGATTACAACGGCACGAGGTATGGCGTTGACACCGGCACGCTAGCCGACATTGATGGCAAACAATTTATTGACTACCTTGAGGACAACCCGGTCAATTGGCGTTCCGGATTTTCCGTGCTCACATTCCGAGATTCCCGGCTCTTGTTTCCTGAATTAGCGATCAAACACGCCGAGGGAATGCTGGACTTCCGCGGCCAGATTATCGACGTGTCTGCGCTCTAAATTCCAAACGAATCGTCTTTAACGGACCACTGCCGGACAAAGAAATATTCTCCGTACTGGTCACGCAGCTCTGGCGGGTAACCGCGGTCATCTAACCAGTGCAGCATATTGTCTTGCAGCTCGGTATCCCAGACCTTGGGAAACCCGTAGCGCCATCCTTCTGGTGGATCAACCCAGACTTTCATTTGATTGCTCCTTGTCTAGCTGCTGTTTCAAACGCTTGTGAAAACCTTCTTCGGTATCGTCACCAGACAAAAACCAGTCAATGCGCTGCACCAAGGTGTAGCACATATTGAGTAATGAGATTGTCCCTTTCATCACTTCAATGGTTTCTGGACTGTATTTCTCATCATAGGTATCGCGTTCATCCTCAAGGATTGCCTGTTCAATGTTGTCAGCAATTCGTTGCAGATAAAATTGCTGATACTCAAAATGTCCACCGCTCATAGCCAACTTCCTTTAAGCACGTATGGTTTTTTGCCACGAATCCGTACATCAATCTGGCGAACCTTGAGCTTTAGACGCTTGGCGTAATACCGTGCTCGACCTAAATGTTTTGTTGCTATGAAGTTTCTGCCACCTCCCTTTGGGTATTCAATCCAACGACAACATACGTAGTACAATTTTTTGGTCCAGCAGTGTTTCATTTCTATCCTCTGTCTCTGATAGCCATTGCTGCTAGTTTGGTTATTTGGGATAAGTAATCTGGATTCACGGCTAAAGAATCGCAAATTTTGGCGCACTCCTCCCGCTCATGCGCGGCGACAAGGGCGGCAAAGCGTTCAAGGGCTTTAGGATGCGTTATATGGCACGACGGTAGATTTGCCTTCCACGCCATGCGGATAATTTCTTCTCGTGTCATGGCTTTCCCGTTCGGTAATTGTGCTTTGTTATTAGTAGGTTTTCTTGCGGATTTTTCCCGATCGGGATTGCAGGTGTCTAATCTATCAATCATTTTTGTTCCTTGCTGGACAATTTCGTCCCTGATTGCAATTCCCGTGGCAGGGTGGACATTGTTTCATTCTTGCTCCTCATTCGTTTGATCATCTTGTGGACGTTCTGGGGGCTGCAACCCAGAACCCGTGCTATTTCATTCATGGACGGCAACCGGCCCAGTGACTTCTCCAGACCACCGATTGCGTCCAATAATCGGATCTGAGCCATCCTCATGCGGCTGCTTTCATCAGCGCATCAAGTGCGCCAATTCGTGCTGAGAAGGTCTGCAAAAACCTGGCACGCTCTACGATTGACAAACGGGCAATCTCAGCGTCGTTTGATGTACGCAAGAGCTTGAGCTTGCTAATCCGATCTGCCGGCGGCACTTTGCCGGCTTTCATCACGGCGTCAGCCAGCGCATTGAACTCCACAACCCAGGCAGCTTCATCAGCAGACATTGAGCGTGGCTTGGCTTCGTTAGGCACGCGCAATGCCCAGGTGCCACCAGCTCCATCCTCAAATTCAATCACGTCTGGCGGCGGCTCAGAGGGCTTTGGCGGCGTTTTGGGTGCTACCGCATCCAACGGGTTTGCTGGCTTCACCTCGGGCCGTTGAGGGGGCTTTCTGCTGGCGGCATTGCCGTCATCATCCTCGGCAGCAATACCGCACGCAGCCATTAGCGAGTAACGCCGAGCGTAAGTTAGGGCAGACCCATATCCTTGCGGATCGTGCTTGGCTGCTGGCACGTGCAGCTTGCCCATGCGTAGCGTCTCGCCGGATTCGTGAAGAAAGCAGGTCTCCACGGTTACGCCGTCCTGAACGTCAAACGTCTCTTGGTAGACAGCGATGCCGTTCTCGAGCAAGGCGTCATTAACGGCTTCCAAGCAGCTCGCCAGGTCGACGTACTTATTCTTGAAGTGAGAGTTTGTGTTGGTCTTAAGCGCAGGTGCAAACGCACGCTTGGCTGCGACAAATGCTGCTGCGATTTTCATTTTGGCCCCTTAATTGTGACAGTTGACTGACGCATCGAATGAGCTGGTTTGGCGGGTACGACCTTCTCCGGCTGCGCCTGGTACGTTCGGATTGGCCAGGAGATACGGAACTCCTCAGCGTGCGCTTTGGTGGCGTTGCCAAGCATTTCCTTCAGCTCGGTCTCGCATTCTTCAATGCTGGCTTCCAACACTTTGATTTCTTGCTTTGCCTTGACGATCCGCTCGGCCAGCGTAGCTCCCCACTCGCCAAGATCCACGCTGTCAAGGTTTGGATCGCCAGGCCACTTGTGGCCAAATTCTTCTGGATTAGCAGGGTCATACCATTCAACTTCACCAGTCTCTGACCAATGCGTGATCTTGGATTCAAACTCTCGCGCTTTGGACCGGATCAGTGCTTGAGTCTCCTCGTGAGGTGCAAACAGAAAGATTCGCAGCTCGATGCCTTGATACAGCACGCAGACAGCTCCCCACTTGGCGCCATAAATATCCATTTGAGCTTGGAGCTGAAGCGGACCCCGACTCATTGCCGGACAATCTTCGGGATATGAGCTGGTCAGCTTGCCCTCAAGCACGCCAAAGCCGTCCAGCGTAATGCTGTCCTGGCCAATGACGTATACGCCGGCATCTGGATTGTTGGTCACGACCAGACCGTTGCCGTCACCGCTCCCGTCTAACGAACAGGCAATCGGCGCATCGGGATGGAAGTAGGGTTTTGGATGATCTAGTTTCAAATGCGACAGACCCAGGCGTGCGCTTGCCTCGAGCAGCAGAGGCACTTCCAACAGGTTGCCCCAGTGCATTGCCTCGTTAGTCTCAAAATGCTCTGGTGCGTCCTGTAGCGCGTTTAGCACGCTCTTGAGTACATCGTTGGGCGTCTCATACTTTGAGTGGCCCAGAAGGGCAGGGACGCGGGATGCTGACAGCATCGTGTTGGGGGTTACTTTGCCGACCATTACAAACCTCCAGAGAGAGCAAGAAACAAACAGATTGCGGACATTGCGCCGACAGCGATCGACGCTAAGATGATTGTCAGATTTGAATCGTGTTGGTCTTCAGGTCTCATTGCTTGGCTCCTCGGGGGTTGGTTCGACTGATTTGATGGTGACAAAGTTTTCATCGTCGTAGCGGTCGAAGCGCATCTCGCTGCTGAAATCTTCGTAAATTTCTCGGTTGACGTGATTGAGAATGATTTCCTCGATTTCTTTTCTGGTGAATGTGATTTTCATGATGCTCCTTGGTTGGGGCCGAAGCCCCGTGGTTGTTTTACAGGTTTGCGATGCGTTCTTTGGCGGTTTTGTAAGCCCAAGAGGTGGCTTCTTGTTGGCTTGAAAAGGTTTTGCTACGTTGCGGTACGCCGAAGTCGTTGAAGTCACGACCGATCTTGCGACCGTTTTGGACCCAGGCTGCGAACTCGGTTCCGTTGTCGTTAAGACCGACGATGTAGCCAATCTCGCGTTGTTTACTGTCGAACTTGCCAGATCCGAGCCACGTTTCGAGAGGGTTGTTCCAGTTGTTCATCTTGGTTGCTCCTTGGTTTTGCGCCACAAAATGCAGCGCATGACCGTTACTCTACCTATGGTTGACAACCAAATCAAGAGGGCAAGTGTACTTTTTTCTAGGGACAAACCCTAGTACAAATTTTCTCCACAAGCCCATCGACTTCGTGCATCATCTGCCGTTCCCACTCGGAGATCAGATGTTTACCCTTCAGTTCGTTATCCCTGGGCCACCAGTCGGCAAGGGCAGACCACGGTTCAGCACCGTTGGCGGCACGCCCAGGAGCTACACACCGGCTGTCACTCGGGACTATGAGTCACTCATTGCAGCTCGAGCAGCAGAAGCGATGGCCGGCAGAGAACCGCTACAAACGCCGCTGACGGTCTACATCTACGCATCCATGAGCGTTCCCTTGAGCTGGTCAAAAGCGAAGCGCCAGGCAGCTCTGGACGGTGATATTTACCCTGCCAGACCAGACGTCGATAACATTGCCAAGACGGTGCTGGATGGGATGAATGGCGTGGTCTACGCAGACGATGCCCAGGTAACGTACTTGAAAGTAACCAAGAAATATTCCGAAGAAGGAATGGTCACTGTCTGGTTGTCGGAGAACCTGAAGTGAGCAAAAAGGCAAACGTCGAAGCCAAGAGACGGCTGGAGAAAATGCCGTACTTGCCGATAGACATCAATGGCAAACCCTTGCGAGATTATACAAAAGATGAAAAGGAGATCGTTAAGGAAATTAAAAGAGAATACGAAAACAGCCTCAAAAGCACCTCAGGTTGACCTGTGGATAACCTGTGGATAACTACCCCCAAACCTGTGGATAACCTTGTGGACAACCCTGTGGATAACTTTTCTTCATATACGCGTGCGCGTAGAGATCTAAGACTAAGATCTAAGACTAAGATCTAAGACTAAGAGAGCTAAGACTAAGATCGAAGGAGAAGATCTATGACTAAGATGAAAGACTCTATATTTAATTTTACTAAAGAAATAAGAGGAGGTTTGAAAAAAATAAAAGGTGCTCAAATAAGCAGCAAGCTGGTAAACGAATTGATTGCTCTGGACATGACGTCAGCGCAATTGCAAACCGGCATCGAATCGGTAATCAGACGCCGAATTGATGCTAAACAACCCGAGGTCGAAACAATGGAGGAGCTTTTATCCGAAGTTGTGACCGACCAAATCCTGAGAAACAATTTAAAGTGAATCAAATGAATAAACCAACCGCAGCCAAGGGCAATTACGAGCAGAAACCTGGCAAGGGCGCAGCATTCCCGAATGACAAAAAGGTCGAGGATTGGCACGCCGATTACAAAGGTCGCATTTGCCTTCCAGACGGCGCTATGCACTGGCTGGACGTGACGATCAAAACCGCTGCCAGCGGGATGCAATACGCTGCAATTTCGATTGGAAACGCTTGCGAACCGACCACCGCGGTCGATCATGGCCCGAAAAGGCACCCAGATGGCCACAGGAGCGGTTTTCAGCAGGCAGGTGAGGCTACCCTACCAGCTCGAATGCAAAACGCGCCACAGGGCCGCGCATCGGGTTTTGACGATTTGGACGAAGATGTGCCTTTTTGATGTTTAAGGAGTAATAAAATGGAAAATAAAATAGATCCAATTAAAATCATTGCCAATCATGGAGCAATGACGTCAAAGCAATGCGCTCAATACTTTCCCGGCTTAAGCTCAAAGGATGTTGATGCAAAGCTGCGCCAGGGCTTCCGGGTTGGCAAACTTTCCCGACGCATTGATGAATCTTGCACGACCAATCGAGCGAGCTACATTTATTACGATGGCAGCGGCACCGCCAGCAATCGTGAGCCAGAGAATTGCGCCATTTTGAGAACGCTTGGCAAACCTGTGGAGGCTGTTGATGGAATTTACTAATGGACGGTTTGTGTACAAGGCCGACGAGTCTGAGATTGGCTTTCCTGACATTCAGCCAGTGTTTTTTTTGGGTCAGGCGATGTTTGTGCCGCACTACTTGACTCCGCATCTTTGGGTTTCGTATGGCAACGTCAAGCTGACAACAAAGAACCTGATTGAGCGAAACGCGCAAGCTGGCACAAGTTATTTATGGGTCAGACCTTGGATTGAAAAAATCTTCAAAGACAAAGACATTTTTACAATGAAGGAATCACAACTTAAAGAGGCGCTTATTGCATGAGTTATTTAATCAGCGAATCCATTACCAATATTCAATTGAATACAAGCGAGCTGCAAAAGCAGTGCGCTGGGTTCAAGGTTGAGTTAGATTGCGTGGTCGGTCTTGCGAAGCAGATCCAGACCGACGCCACCGTTTTGATAGACCAGTACGAGGCAAAAGATGAAACCAGTGATCGACGAACAGACGTCCGACTTATTTATGGAGGAGTGGCTATGCGACCAGATTGCGGAACCTGTCGATATTTCCAGCTTCTTGGAGGAGATGGGTCGCAGGCGTGGATGGGTGAATGTCGACGCCGATCACCAGAGCTTATGGTAGACGAGGACGGCAACCAATCACCCGGCTGGCCACCCGTGGA